ATTGCGGAGGATTGTCAGAAAAAAACGGATTCATTATTTTTTATTTAACTTTCGCAAAGTTTTTGATTTGAGCTATTTTATTTTGCAATTCAGGTCTCCAATGACTACGCCAGCTTAGTCTCATCCATAATAGCTGAGCTCTCCAGCCATACTTGATTAGGGTTCCTCGATGTTTAGGTCTTCTTCTTCTTAGCTTGAGGAGCCTAGGCCTATGCCTTGCCCAGTAGCTACCCCCTCCCGTCATTACCCTACCCCTTGCTGTAGCGAGGATTGCGCCAGGTGATTCGTTGGAGTACCCGGTCTTGCTTTCTACCGTTGCAGCTTCGGCATAGTGATTGGAGGTTATTGATGTCGTGGTTAGGTTCGCCTTCCCCTGGAGGAACGATGTGATCAATTGTCCAGTCCTCATTGATTAGCTCCTTCGCACACGAGGCACAGATCGGCTCCAAAACAGTCTTCGCATACGTCCGAGCTTTTGCCCAAGCCGTAGATTGGTGCCATAATGCCATCTGCTAATCCTTTCAATTGGTTATCTTGAATCTTCCAATACTCTAACTCTTTGATGATCTCTTCAACTGTCAGAATGTCTCCAAGTGCATAGTGAGCATCAAGGAACTCTACGAACTGATTCCTGGCATACCTAACGCCATTCAAGAAGCCATCTGAATACACCGATGTCTTGAAGCTTTTGATTACCTTGTCCACCTTCTTTTGATTCACTTTAGATCCTCCTTGATTAGCTTTAGAGCGCTATCTAATACCCAACAGCTTGAGTGTTCGCATGAGCCTTCAGTTGCATACTCGAAACAGATTTGCCCATCGAGCTCTCTGATGATCCGATTGCGTTCAATAGTCCTACCTTCGGTCACACCCAGGTTAAATCCAAGGATGGATAGCTCAGCGATTTGGTCTTTGTGCTTATCGACTATCTTCTCGAAGTCCATCATCTACTCCAATCAGCTTTTAGAAACAAGATTGAAGCTGCCAATGCCAATAGGCCTAGTGTTGGTTCAGCTATTGCAAAGCCTAAGATTGTCACCGATATAACAACCGTTAGTGCCATAGTTATTCTCATTATGTTTAGCAATTTGTTGCCTTTCTGTGTGTGGTATGTCAATTATGGTTATCAGCTAGAGGTTTATGTGATTTATCCGCGGTTTGTTATCAAATTGTTATTTGTAGATACCTCGAGCAATTAGCTCGCCTCGATGGTGAGTGCCACACCTGGCGCACTTGTATTTCTTGTATCTTCCAGCTCCAGACATTTGTGATCCATGGGGCCGGACGTTGCTACCGCCACAGTTCTTGCAGGCTTCAGGTCTGCCTTCGCTTGCTCCAACGTGAGGGTGATTCTTGATCCAAGGAAGCAGAATGTCGTACAGATCCAGGAGAAGATTTACATCTTGAATCTGGTATTCCTTCATCATCTTCCAGGCTTTAGGGATGCCGGCCATGCAATCGAGCCAGAGCTGAAACCCTGAGTGTTGCACCTTAGCTCCAACTCCTAGCTTCTGAGCTACGTAGTCAAGCTTGTTGCTTGGGAACTTGAACTGAGACCTAACGACTTTCATTAGATCTAGTTCTATCCAGGGGCTAGGTGGTAAGTAGCCGTTCTCTATAAACTCGCGCTTTATGTGCTTGCTATCGAATGCAGCTGAGTTCCAACCGATTAGGACATCGGCTTCATCCATGATTTTATGTAATTCATCCAGCATCGCTTCTTTACCATGATGGTGAACTGACTTGAAGATTACTTTGTCGCTTCCAAGCCATCGCGCTCCCCAGCATAAGACTTCGGTGGAACGCTCTATCTGTGTTATTGCTATGTTCTGATCCCAGAGTCCCCAGACATGAGCCAAGTTTGGTGAGGTCTCTAGATCTAAAAATAGAATCTTCATAGCCTCAAACTAGGCCTCTGCGCTTGCGGTCTATCTGCGACACGCCCTCCGTTATAAAACTGTTATCAAACGGTGTAAGGCTAATTAGAACGCCTGGTTCATGTAAGTCGTTGTAGTTCTTTCGGGCTGTTAGATCTACAACAAAAGAATCATCTTTTATTACGCCCGATTGGGTCAAGCTGTCAAATACAGCTCTGGTTAGTTTGTCTAAATCGTAGGTCTGTGTTGCGTATTGCCTGGTGACGGTCTTAGGCCTTCGTAGCCAAAAGGTCAAAGACACCGAGACTGCTACATCAAAGCGATTGTCGAACTCCATCATTTTGAGCTCGAGCATCTTCTTCATGTGCTCTCGCCAAGCTGGCAGGTCTTTGTTGGCTTCTACCAGGACAATGTGTGCTCCTCGATTGAATGCCTTCTTAGATCCCTGCGGTCTTGGGTCACCGGCAATAAACAACTCGAACATTAGAACGGGTTATTCTGCGGTATTCCTGGAGGTGGGGCCATGATGTTTATTACGTCTTCGATTGGGGTTGAGCTCTTAGGCTCTGCGTGCTTTACAACCTTGACTAGGCAGTTGTTGAGTGAGTGTTCAACTACCTGCTTGGTTTCCTGCCCAGGCTTATTGTAAGTTCCGACCTTTGTGCCTAGCGAGCCTTCGATGGATACTTCATCATCCTTTTGAACGTTGCTGCCGTTGTCTAGCCAGGCTGTCCATAAGCGATTGCGTTGTTCGCCTTTGAAGTCGTAGCTCTCCCAGACTTTGAGTCTTGGATAACCTTCATTTACTACTTCGGCTATTTTTCCATAGATAATTACTGTTGCCATTTCTGTGTTTTTCCTTTCTAGTGTTCTTTTAAGTTTAAGTTAATTATTAGTTAACTTTAAGGCGACATCTACGCCGTCCCGTGACGTCGTGGGTGTCACCCCGATAAGTCTTAAACGCCGTCCCGTTTTGCCTTTTCTGACGCCCCGTAGATTGTGACTTAGAGTGCCATCACAACCTTGGGGACAGTCTAATGTGATCCAGTACCGATTTGTGATTCTGTCGAACCGATACCCGATTCCGTCATGTTGCGACATTTCAATCTCACCGAGCTCGACCAGCTTTAGGAGATTGCGTTGAACTTGTCTAACGGAGCACCCGGCTAATTTAGCCAGGCGAGTTTGTGATGGATAGCAGCCTTCTTCAGGATCATCTCCAATGTGCCATGCCAAAGCCGTTATAAGGGCTCGGGCTGTGCCGGTGCTATGAGAATGGTTCAAAACGGCTGAGAGGGCTTCTAGGCTCATTCTGTGCCTTCCTAGGGCTATACTGTGATTGCCCATCGTGGTTGGGTGACGCCAAGAGCGTCGGGCTGTGACTTTTCTGTGGGTCACAGCCCTTTCACATTACTTGGACTTTATGGAATCTGCTAAGCCTTTGATGGCTTCGAGAACATCGTTATCAACTTGTGACTTTAGGGCCGTGTTGTAAATAGTTCTTAGAGTTTCTAGATCCTTGTTGGCTGCAGCTTCAGAAGCTTCCTCGATGTAGTTCCGAGACTCTCGGGTTGCCTTAATCATTTCTTCTCTGGATGGGCGATTCTTTGAAGTGCTTAGTCCGAGAGTTGCTAGTCCGCGACCGATTGCAGAGCTAGCGCAATTCTCCAAGAAGCTTGCCCGGTTGATGTGCGTAGAGCCTCGAGTCTCATGAGCCCAATCTACTGATGCAGGTCTAACGTCTTCGCGGTCAGTAAAGATTGAAGCTTGAACTACAACTTCAGTTTCGTTGATTAGTTTGATTTCGGTAATGATTCGACCTTGTGGCCATGTTTTCCAAAACTTCTGGATACGATCGGCCACGGTTTCATAGTTTGATAAGTCAAATGCCATCTGTGTTTTCTCCTATTTGAATGTGATAAAGGGTTTGCCGTTTCGGGCTTGAAGTGAGATTACCTTCTCGCCCTGGTAGAGACCATACTTGATTCCGTTGAGGAACGCTAGAACCGCCGACTTTTGTGCCTGGAGCGCGTTGGCCCAGTAATCGGCTTCTGATTTAGTTGCAACCAGGTTAGACCAAAGTGATCCAAGCTCCATCTCGCCTTCCTGTAAGCCTTCGGAGAGCTCCCTGACGGTTTCGTAGGTGGACGTGCTTCCGTCATACTCTGGAGCCTTATTCGATGTCACAAGGCCGTAGAAGGCTTGTACAGCCTTTTTCATGTCCTTCTGAAGGGAATCATCCCAAACGACCTCAAACTCCTTCCAATCGCCTCCTGCGACCGCTACTACGATACCGCGCTCTAGACCTAGAACTTGAAGGTAATGTTGAACTTGAAGGTTATAGTGCTCGGGTAGCTCGTCCCAATACTGCCTGGTGAACTTGATCTCGAGCACACCAAGCTTGCCGTCTTCCCATTCGATGATGCCGTCTGGGTTGGCTTTCAGAATTGGGTTAGCAACGCTCTGCCAAGTGCCGGTCTCATAGACCTTTAGCCAGCCTTCGTTTTGCTCACGGAATAATTCCCGAATAGGAGCTTCAAAAGCCGTGCCTAGTTTCATTGGCATCGAAGGTTCAATCTCATCGCTCAGCTGGCCAGTCTTTTCGGCCCAGAGTTGATAAGCAGATTTCCATGGTGATTTGCCCATGAGTGCGCCAATGTCGCTTCCGCCAACACCTTCACGTGCAGCGTGCCATTCTTCAGAGTTAGGCTCAAAGGTGCCTAAATACCTGCCGAAGCCTAAAGCTTCTATCTTCTGTGTAATCTCCATGGCCCGATCCTATTGACCGGGTGTGACATTATGGCTGAGGCCCGTCGTCTTTAGCTGTTTCGTAAGCTTCTGTGATTGAAGCTCCGATTCCAAAAGCGTCATCGTTAGGATCTAGTGATCTAACCAATGGGCCTAGGATTCCAGCAATAAGAGCTGAAGCTGTAATTGTTCCAGGGTCTTCGATGCCAGCTAGAACCAATGCTCCAACGGCTGCAAGTGCAGCTCGGAGGTAGCTCCATAATGCTTTGCGTAGATGCGCCCAAGTTTGAGGTTTCATTATTTGTCCAATCTTGCTTTGATAAATGGAACTGGATCTAGATAGTTCTTGCCGTTTGCATTCCAGACATAGAAGCGACCCGACTGAATCTCGAAGTGAAGGTGAGGCCCAGTCGATTCTCCGGTGTTGCCTGATTCTGCAACCAAGTCTCCCTGGCTAATCTTCTGGCCTTTTATGACAGCGATAGATCCCTTGCGAAGGTGCATATAGGTAGCTGTGTAAAACTTGCCAGCATCTTTGAATTGAATCCTGACAATGTAGCCACCGCCAGCTGGTTCGCCGTTCTTGAACTTTAGAGTGCTAGGCCCAGCGTAAGTCACCTTGCCATCAGCTACAGCGAATAACTTACGACCAATTGCAGAGGCGTAATCTGTGCCGTTGTGATGTTTTTTGTAGCCCAAAATTGGATGTATTCGCCACCCAAAGTCGTAGGTAATTGGAGGCAGAGGTTTCTTGTAAGGCCAGATCACTATCTTACAATCGCCTGGTTTATTGTCAGGACTCCATGAGCTGCAATCTTTACATCGCCAGTTGAAGCATTAGATACCTGGATGGCGTAAACATAGTTTGAGTCTCGAAGCAATAAAGTCTGCTCCGGAGTAAAGGTCAAAGTAATCACATAAGTTGAAGAGTTGATGGCTGGCGTTGCAGAGATTATCAAAGGGCCAAAGGTTGATTTTCTGACCTGAGCCGCGGCTGTGTATCCAGTAAGGTTTACAACTGTTCCATTTGGATTTTCATAGACAAAAGTTTTGACCAGGCGTGCGCCTGCATCTATTGTAAAGTTATTTGGCTCGCTCATTACATTCCTATCATGCTGATTATTAGACCAATTATTGAAACTAAAGCTGCGCTTAGTCCTGTGTAAGCAATCTTCTCGATCCATGCTAGACGTGCCAGCGTCAATTCGACTTCCCTAAGTCTGTCTGGCACATCATCCAAGTGATCCAGCTTTTGGAGAATCTTAATAAGAGTCTCTCCGTGCTCAAGTTGTTTGGCGTAAATTGCGTTTTGGGTAATCTTCACGCCTGTTGTTTCGTCAGCCATTACATCTCAACTTGTGGGAAGTTTGCCAGCTCCCAGGTCAATTCTTCTTCATTCCAGAAGTAAGTAAAGCCGTCAGTTGGATAAGCAACTGGAGCTTTCCATTGAGAGTTTCTTTTGTCTAACTTCCAAGAAGGATAAGGCTGTGGAGCAATAAAGGAATCTAGTGATTCGTCATAGGTAAAACCGACTCCGGCATAGTTTTTTCTAATTTTGCCGTTGTAGCTAGTGCGCTTGCAAACCTGACCTCTAAAGCTTCCATACCAAGTTTCGGTATCTAAACCTTCAATAAGTTCGGTTTCATCAATTCCAACAATCACTTCTGTGACAATGTTGTTTTCATCTAAAAATGCGTAATGTGCCATTATGCTGCCCAACTAACGTTGCCGGTTCCTGCTGTTATGGTTGTGACTTTATTAGATCCAACTGTGGCAGTCGAGCCGGTAAGTCCTGCGCCGATTGTAATTGTCAATGCTGATGGATAACTTAAAATTACGATTCCTGAACCACCTGCAGCTGCTAGACCATTAGGAGCGCTGTTAGTTCCTCCACCGCCACCACCGCCTCTGTTTGTTGTGCCTGGATCTGCGTTTACTGTCGGGGTGTCAGCACATCCTTTACCTCCACCACCAGCGCCTCCAGCAGCTCCGAGACCTCCACCTCCTCCACCGCCTCCATACTGAATTGAAGATCCTGAAATTGAGCTAGCAACTCCGGCTCCTCCAACTTGAGAAGTAGCAGTTGCGTTAGATCCGGCACCACCACCTGCATAAGCTCCCGTTACAGGGTCGAAACCATTGAAGTCAGCGTTGTTTCCACCTTGACGCGCTACTCCTAAAAGACCAGCGCTAGAAGTAATGGTAGAAAAAACTGAAGCAACACCGTTAGCTCCGACAGCTCCACCGGCTCCAACAGTTACTGTGTAGTTAGTTGAAAGCTCAATAGGGGCTTCATTAGTTCTGGCAGTTCCACCTCCACCACCAGGGCCGTAGTAAGAGCCTCCGACACCAATAGAACCTCCACCGCCACCTGCGATTACCAGGTATTGCGTAGCAAAGGCACCGGCTGAACTGGCAAGTATTCCTAATGGTATAAGCATAAGTTTTAGCCTAGGTTTCCAATCAAGTAGTAAACCCCTGAGCCACCGAACACAACAGAAGCACCGGCAAATTGCTTAGCCGTCTTTAGCTTGGCATCGGCTGAAGATAGGGTTACGCCTGCACCGGCTGCGAATGTAATTTGACCGGCTCCTGCTTGGATAAAGTCGATACGATCGCCCTGCTGAGTTAGCACGTTGTCGATTGTGATTGTAATAGCTGAGCCAGTTGAGCGGATAGTTGTTCCAAGGTCGGCTGCAACAACAGAATAGTTGGCAGACTTGTCAGACCAACCAGAAGGCTCATCGCCTAAATCTACCCAAGCTGTGCCTGAGTAATACTGGAAGCGATTGACGTCTTCTAGCCAGGTAAGCATTCCCTCATTAGGGGAAGTGATGGCTGAAGCGCGAGCTGTTGAGTTTGAGAAGACCATAACCGACTGCCTCATTAGGTAATCGTTTAGATCTGAAGCTGGTAGTGTGCTTCCGTTAGAGAAGACTTTGAATGCCATTTAAGCTGCTTTCCATAGTTCGAGAGTTGTGAACCAGTTGTCTACATCGATGTCATGGTTTACCTTGATGATAGTGTAGTATCCCACAATAT